TCATTTGATCAATTTAAAAACTTTGAAGAACGAGGTGATATATTTAACGAAATTATTAAAAAAATTACGCCAAGTAATTTAGGCATAGGTGGTGGAGGTGGCAGCAACGCAGATACAGTGGACAACTACCACGTTTCTGTTGTGTCATCTCTTCCCGGTAGTCCTGACTCTAGCACCATCTATTTTGTGACAGGATAAAATTATGTCAGAGAAACGTGTCTTTACGTGGAATTACGGAGATTCCATTTTACCTGAAGTAAATATTTTATGTGAAGATGAAAAAGGTTCTGAACAAGTTTTAATTGTTAAAGATGCAACGAATTGGTCTTTGCAAGAAGTCTTAGATTTATGCTACGCAAAGGCTGATGAGTGGAGAAATAGTCGGTGACTACGTATTGGGTTGATCCTTTTTTAGAAGCTACCACGCAAGGGGCAGGCACTACGGATACTTCTACAGAAAATGGAACGTATGCGGCACCTTTCTCTATAACTCGTTTAATCGCAAGCACTAGTGCTTCTGCAAGTGCGTTAAACAGCGTTACACTTTCAGACGGGGATGAACTCCGTATTAAAGGTTTAGCTTTTACTACTCTCTTTGGTTCAGAGGGTAATGTTTATGAAGCTCGTGCATCACGACCAGTTTCTGTTACAACCACCCAGCTACAACCCATAACTGGAAACAGTACTTTTGATTCTACATTATCTGACACAAACTCGTGGCTGTTTGCATTTCAAAATTCAGATATAAGCTCCTACCTCCCCGGTTGGTCGCACCCTTTATTTTTTGCGTCAACAAGATACGGAGTTGGTGCTAACAATAGATTAGAAACAAATATTCAAGCATTTACTCATACAGTGCTTCGCAGACAATTAGGTTACACCAGTGCTTCCAGTAGTGGAATGGAGTTGTTTAGATTAAAAGATACCTACGCTAATCCTAGATCGATAAGTGAGGATGTGTATCTGCTTAATGTTCAGGCTGACGTAAAAATCAGTGCGGGGTGGACTTCGGAGACAGCGCAGAACGGATACAGCGTTATCGAAATGTATGCCACAGGCACTTTTAAAGATATTTTTGTGCTTGGTGGGGATAGCTCTACAGACACTTATCCAGATTTAGGCAGGCTAATTGTTTGTGGTAGATGTCCTACTGCGGGAGTTAAATACCTCCGTATTCGCGTAGACCCTATTCCGTATATCACAGACGGAGGAACAGGCACAGTTACAATGCCCATGATAGTAAGTGCAGATTATTATGGAGCGTATTTTTACAGTGCTAATAGCGGGATAGACTGTGTATTTCCTCTTGTATCTGGTCAAGGAGAGTCTACAGGAACTAATGCAGGTCTTATATATCACTTGACCTCTGATGTTATGAAGTTTGAAAACTGGATTGCCGGACAACAAAGACCAAAAGTTAATCAGAGTACGGCAACTTCTCAATTAGAATGGGGAAATGTTTACTGTACATCAACTCATCCATCACTCGATGAGGCAGACTTTAGAATGTTTTTAAACATGGGTAGTTCTGTAAATGAAAGCACTACGCATACTTTTTTAAGTAATAGTGTTTATTTCTTGGATGATGGAGACAGTAGTCAGGGGTCTACCGACGAAGCTGATGTTTCTTTAAAACCGCAGTTTGGAAATGCGGTTTATCAGTCGGGAATTAAACAACCGGGACTTGCTCCATTAAGTAATTTATCATCAAGTAGCGGCGACTACGGGCCTAACTTTGGTGATCGACTTTTTAGTTCTGATATTTTTAGAAATGAAATATCTATAAGTACAAACAATAATTGGTACGATCCACAATATTCTCGGGATGGCAAGAATCCTATAAACTATCTATCAGTAGCAAAAGCTACTTGTGGTGGGAGTGACTTTAGAAGTGCATCTCACAACATAAAAGTCAGCACTGCTACCGCGTTAAGTGCGACAGCATCACCTAAATTTAATATTGTGAGTGCAGAACACAACGATTATGACGGAAAGCCCATAAGTATTCTGTCTGACCCATACACCGCCGGAATAAGCTATGGTCCGTTGATGTATAACGATAGTATTAGCAGTGTAAGTGTTTTAGTTGGACAGTGGGCGGGGGTTACAGGTGGCGCTTCAACAAAGGGATGGATACCTCTTGATCTTGTTGTTCCAAGCTATACCGCTGGAAGTGACAATTTAAGAGTCACGGTATCTGCTGCTTACGCTGACGGGGCTAGTAATTCAGCCGCAGGTTCTATTCTGTTAAGAGCGTGGCACAGAGACACCACGCAAAGTAATAACTTTCGTGTTTATAGCTCATCAGCTACAGCTATATCTGCGGGAGGAAACCCCGCGTCACCAACCACAGTAACGATGAATTTAACTAATGTACCGACAAGTGGTCAAGATGATATTACAAGTGTTTGTCTGGGTATTCGTCTCGACTTTACAGATAACACTAACATACAAAAATACTACATAACTAATGCTGCAATAGAGACGTACTAAAATGCCTGTATCAAGGGTAAGCGGATTAGGGTTTTATGACACCCGCACGGTTACTGGACTTGGTTTTGTTGATGAAACCTTTACTGACACTGCAACTTACGTAAGCGTTTCTGGGGTTTCTGCTACTGTTAATCTAGGAACAGTAGCGGGTACAACTGATTCTCCTTTACTTCCGTCTGTTTCCGCTACAATTAGTTTAGGCACTATTACCGCAACTGGCGGCGCAACTCTTGTTCCCATAACGGGTGTAAGCGCCACCACAGCCATAGGCGTTGCAGAACTTGTAACGCCAATGACGAATATAAAAATAGGCTCCACCACCCCAACAGAAATTCATGTGGGAGGAACAAGAATCTATAAAGCGTATGCCGGTCCTAACTTGGTCTGGTACCAATCGCAACGTGCTACGCAATATCGTGGCAGCACCTCAACGACAGTAGGCGGACTTCGCAAACCCGGACCACTTAATATTTATTATCGCAGGCATGTCATAGCATTCACTTATACAGCCGCCGAGCTTTCTTCTTTTGATATAATTAATGGGTCTGTAATAAGTAAGCTACGATGGTATGCAGAAAATCCTATCGGATCATCTTATTCTCCGCTGCCCAATTACATGATCCGCATGATGCACATTTCAAGCGGCACAAACACGACTAACCCTACTAGTCTTGGCGGATTATCAAGTAGCAACGATACAAATGTTAAAAGTTTTCACAACTATGACGCTACGGCCTCTGGCTATCACGAAATGACTTTGGATAATAATTTTACATACAATGGATCGGATGCCATTGGCTTTGTATTTGCATGGGGTCAATGTCCAACTGGCTATCAAAGTGATGGCGTTTCTCGTCTGATGCCAGACGGTACTATGTGGGCCTCTAGAGTAGATAGCGCAGGGACATACTACGTGACTGATACTGCAGGTACAAGCTACGCGGCTGGAAGTTTTACTAGTTCATACAACGCTCAAGGTAGACCCGTAATAGAAATGTATACCACATAGGATTAGATTTTGTTTTCAACCCTCGCATTTGCGGAAGCGCCGTTTTCAGAACTTCCTAGCGTTGCTGGCACCGTTCACAGCGGTGCGGGGTCTGTATCTGGCGCAGCATCTGCAACCGCAATTGGAATACGAGTTCAGCCCGGAGCGGCTAGTGTTAGTGGCGCAGCATCCGTATCTGTTGCCGGGGCACTTGTCGCTAAAGGGGCAGCGAGTGTTAGTGGGGCAGCGTCCGTATCTGTTACTGGGGCACTTATTGCTAAAGGGGCAGCGAGTGTTAGTGGGGCAGCATCCGTTTCCGTAACGGGGGCACTTGTCGCTAAAGGGGCAGCGAGTGTCAGTGGGGCAGCATCTGTCTCCGTAGCTGGGGCACTTGTTGCTAAAGGGGCGGCGAGTGTTAGTGGGGCAGCATCCGTTTCCGTAACTGGGGCACTTACTGCCAAAGGGGCAGCGAGTGCTAGTGGCGCAACGTCCGTATCTGTGGCAGGGGCACTTGTTGCAAAAGGGGCAGCGAGTGTTAGTGGGGCAGCATCCGTTTCCGTAACGGGGGCACTTGTCGCTAAAGGGGCAGCGAGTGCTAACGGTGCAGCGTCCGTATCTGTGGCAGGGGCACTTGTTGCAAAAGGGGCAGCGAGTGTTAGTGGCGCAGCTTCTGTATCTGCTACTGGAACACGTATCCAGTTAGGAACAGGTAGCGTTAGCGGCGCAGCATCTGTCTCCGTAGCTGGGGCACTTGTTGCCAAAGGGGCAGCGAGTGTTAGTGGCGCAGCTTCCGTATCTGCAACAGGCTCTCGTGTACAGTTAGGGACGGGCAGTGTCAGTGGGGCGGCATCTGTCTCCGTAGCCGGGACGCTTGTTGCTAAAGGTGCAGCTAGTGTCAGCGGCGTAGGTTCTGTATCTGTAGCTGGGGCACTTATTGCCAAAGGCGCAGCCAGTGTCAGCGGGGCAGCTTCTGTATCTGTAGCAGGGGCACTTGTTGCTAAAGGAGCAGCTAGTGTTAGTGGCGCAGCTTCCGTATCTGCAACAGGCTCTCGTGTACAGTTGGGAACGGCGGCTGTCAGCGGTGCAGCTTCCGTATCTGGAGTTACAACTCTCACAGCCAAAGGGGCAGCAAGTGTCTCTGGCGTAGGTTCTGTATCTGTAGCTGGGGCACTTGTCGCTGCAGGAGAAGCAAGCGTTAGTGGCGCAGCATCCGTCTCCGTAGCAGGGGCACTTACTGCCAAAGGTGCAGCTAGTGTCAGTGGTGCAGCGTCTGTATCCGCAACTGGATCACGTATCCAGTTAGGAACGGCGAGTGTCTCTGGAGCGGGAACCACAACCGCAACCGGATCACGCATCCAACTCGGAACAGCGAGTGTTAGTGGTGCGGCAAGTGTTAGCGCAATAGGTGGATTGACACTCGATGGAGCCGGGTCTGTCTCTGCGTCAGCGTCTACGACAGCGGCAGGGGCACTAATCGCAGTTGTATCCGGAACAATCTCGTCTGCAGCATCGACTAGTTCTAGCGCAAAATTAATCGCAGAAGGCACCTTCAGTGTAACAGGTGTAGCAAGCGTAGCTGCCTCTACTGCGTTTATAGGAAAAGGCACTGGGGCCGTAGCGGGTCAAGCAACAGTCGTTGCGGTCGGGTTTCTTTCCTTCCGTTTCAATCCGGCTCTTCACAGTCGAGATCGTGTCGCGTCTGTCAGTCAAGAACCCGCACGAGAAGTGGCAGTCGGCGAACCGTCTGATCGTATAGTATACATTCTTCAAGATGCACAGCGCACTGCATTTGTCCGTAAAGAAAAGGTACGGGTGATATCTGTAGCCCAGCCACAAAAAAGATTAGCAAAGGTAGCATAACATGTCATTACGTTGGCCTGACAAAGACCCGGACGAACAGCTAGACTACACTGTAGACTGGTCTCGATATCTCGATCTCGACAGTGTAACTATCGCCTCTGTTGCGTGGCGTTTCATACAGGCGAACGGCACGGAGTCGAGCAACCTATCTGCTTCGGATACGTTCAACGGCATCACTGTAAATAGCATTTCAAACACCACTACGACTGCAACTATCGTGCTGTCGGGTGGCACCGCAAACATAGACAACAAACTTGTCTGTGAAATTACAACGAGTGCGTCATCTAAAACAAGTGCTGCTATCGTTACGAAACGAGTAATTAACTTGCGAGTGAGGGAGCGTAGCTGATGCCGTACAATTATCTTGATATCGTCAACGAGGTTGCTAGACGCCTAAACGAGGTAGAACTGACAACTACCAACTTCGCCACTGCGAAAGGATTTCACGGCACGATAAAAGATGCGGTGAACTCTGCTATCCACGATATCAATCAATACTACCTCTACTGGCCTTACAACCACAACTCGGACGAGATCACGTTGGTTGCCGGGGAAACCCGCTACTCATTTGCAGACGAAGCTAAGTACGTAGACTTCGATACCTTTCGAGTGAAGCGTGACACGAGTCTCGACTTAGGCAGGGCACGTAAGCTACGTAAGATTACATACGTAGAATATATTGACCGTTACATAGATCAAGAAGACGAAACAGACGTTACGAAGGGGGGTGTACCCGAGTTTGTATTCCGATCACAGGATGGCTACTTCGGCATCATACCCATGCCTGACAAAGCGTACACGGTAGAGTACGAATACTTCTTACACCCTGTAAACCTATCTCTGCATGATGACGTGCCTATGATACCAGAGCCGTACAAGCATGTAATCGTAGATGGTGCCATGTACTACTGCTACATGTTCCGCGATAACATGGAGATGGCTTCGATATCGAAAAACAAATTCGACGAAGGCATGAAGAACATGCGTAAGATACTTGTAAACGAAAACTATTATGTAAGGGCAACCTAATATGCCTGATCGTTGGCAAACGTACCCCATCGAGTTTCGCGGGGGTCTTATCAGCAACCTAAGTCCGTTGCAGCACGGCAGTGCCGCTCCGGGTTCTGCGCGTAACCTCATCAACTTCGAACCGTCTACAGAGGGCGGCTATCGACGTGTAGAAGGGTTTACTAAATTTAATTCGAATGTTGTTACTGGACAAAACAACGTCTTGGGTGTGACGTTTTTTAGAAACAGGGCTGTAGCTGCACGTGATCAGTCTAGCACTAATCCTAAACTTTTTCTAGCATCGTCCGGATCAGGAGCGTGGACAGACCTGTCAACATCTCTAACACTTGGCGCGAGTGCTACACGCGTACGTTTTTGCAAGTATAACTTTGATGGCAACGACAAGCTCTTTATTGTGGATGGCATAGGTTACCCCTTGATACTTGCAGGGCTTGCTGCTTCTGATCTGTCGCAACTTTCTGGGCCGTCAGACTTACAGGGTGCCACACACGCAGTAGAATTCAAGGAACATATCTTTGCTGCGAAGGGCGAAAACCTTATCTTTTCTGCACCATTCGAAGATGATGACTTTACAGCAGCTTCCGGCGGTGGTATAATCAACGTAGGCAGTGATATAACAGATTTAATAGTTTTCCGCGAACAACTTATCGTTTTCTCTGAAGACCGTATCTCACGTATCGTAGGTAACAGCATTGCAGATTTTCAGATGCAGCCTATCACAGATAACATAGGTTGCGTTGTAAACGATACGGCACAAGAAATATCTGGGGACGTTATATTCTTAGGACCAGACGGATTACGTACGGTTGCAGGAACAGAGCGTAACGAAGACTTTAACTTAGCGTCAGTAACTAAGCCGGTGCAAAAGGAGATCGTTGCTCTCACATCTGGTAATACGTCTTTCTCGTCTGTAACAATTAGAGAAAAGTCCCAGTATCGTATCTTCGGATTTGCATCGACAACGACGGCAGCAGCATCGAAAGGTATCATAGGCACCCAGATACAGAGCGAACAAGGCACGGGACTAAACTGGGCCGAAACGACAGGAATAAAGGCGTACGTTGCAGACTCGACATACACAGGCAAAACAGAGACTGTAATTTTTGCAAACGATGACGGGTACGTATATCAGATGGAGTCAGGTAACAGCTTTGATGGCTCGAACATCACAGCTAGTTTCTCGACTCCTTACTTCCCTATCACAGACCCGCGAACACGCAAAAGCGTATATAGAGCTACCATTTACACTGATCCGCAGGGCACAGTCAACCTCGACTTCAACATGAAGTACGATCTTAGCGAGACTGGAGTTATCGAACCGGCAACAATCAGTCTAAGTAACACGTCTAGTTCTGCGGGTATTGCCACTTTTGGCGATCCTGCAGCGGTATTTGGAACATCCACTTACAGCGGAGAATCTCTCCAGTCTATATTCGACACACAAACACAAGGCTCCGGATTCACTGTGTCTCTACAATTCGAGTCGAGCGGCACAAGTCCTCCGTTCTCTCTCGACGCTGCAGTGATAGAGTACGGACAATACGGAAGAAGGTAATCAACGATGGCAGGCTACACTCGTAACGACACAACGAACCAGATTGCGGACGGCAACGTGATCAATGCTGCGCCTCTCGACGGTGAATTTAACGCTATTGAGTCTGCGTTCAACGTATCGTCCGGTCACACACACGATGGCTCTACGACAGGAGATGGCGGACCTATAAGTAAACTTGGTCCCTCGCAAGAAACCACTCAATCAGGAAGCACCCTCGCAACCACCACGGACATCACCGTTGCAACGGACAAGTTTATTCAATTCCGAGACAGCGGCCTGAAGATTCTGTCTAGTGCAGATGGTAAGCTAGACATCGACGCAGACACAGAGTTAGAGATGGTTGCGCCGACTGTTGACATCGACGCATCGACAGCCGTGACTATCGACACCGCCACGCTAACCATAACGGGTGCCGCCAACATAGTTGGTGACCTCGACGTTGACAACATCAACATCAACGGCACAACTATCGGTCATACAGACGACACCGACCTGATGACTCTCGCATCAGGCATCTTAACTGTTGCTGGTGAAGTGTCGATGACAACTCTCGACATTGGCGGTACGAACGTAACAGCTACCGCCACAGAACTCAACTTGATGGACGGTGGCACATCTGCCGGTACGACAGCCGTAGCAGGTGGCGATGGTATCGTGACCAACGACAGTGGCACGATGCGGCAGACTACAGTCGATACCTTCGATACATACCTCGCTGCAACATCAAAAACCTTGACGAACAAGACAATCGATGCCGACAACAACACAGTGTCGAACATCGAAGTAGACAACCTCAAGTCGGGTGTTCTCGATACGGACTTGTCGAGTGTTGCTGGTACAGATACTACCCTCGCATCTGCTAAAGCCATCAAAGCATACGTCGATACGCAGACTGCTGCAGTTACTACTGATTTGGTAGGGGACAGTTCTCCCCAGCTTGGCGGTATGCTCGACGTTAACGGCAACGCGATTGGCGACGGCACCCTCGAAATTATCAAGTTCACAGAGACAGGCAGTGCAGTCAACGAGATCACGATTGCTAACGCCGCAACAGGTGGACATCCTCTCATTCAAGCGTCTGGTGACGACACCAACATCAACCTGAAGCTCGACGGCAAGGGTTCAGGTGTGGTCAATGTCGTAGACGATCTAACTGTTGGCGGCAATACAATAGTTACGGGCGACCTGACGGTCAACGGTACTACCACCACCGTAGCTACAACAAACACCGTTGTATCGGACAGCCTGATTGAACTGGCTAATGGTACGAGTGGATCACCCTCGAATGACGCCGGTATCGTCATCGAACGCGGCAGTTCTGCCAACGCCTTTATCGGCTTCGATGAAAGCGAAGACAAGTTTACAATGGGCACCGGCACCTTCACGGGTGCAGATACCGGCAACCTTAGTATCACAAAGGGTACGCTCGTTGCGGACATTGAAAGCAGTAAGCTCATTGCGACGAACGTAAACACCAGCGACACTGGCACTGACGTTGCTTTGCAGATCGGTGCCAGTACAGACTGGACCGTTGTAGTCACGTCTTCGGACGAGCTTGTGTTTCGGCACAACGGTGACGCAAAGATGCTGTTGACTACGGCAGGGCACTTGAAAGTGGCAAACGACATCACAGCGTTTGCTGACTTGTCTAGCTATGACGGATCGTAAAGAATGACAATAGGCACGGGCACAGGTAATACGATTTCGTTCTCAACGATACGAGATTTCTACGGAGATACTAATCCTGTATCTATTTCGGAGTTTAATCGTAACACTTCAAATAACACTCTTGTAGATGCTACTTTTGTTGGGGCGTCCACTGCGACCACAAACAATGTTAGCGCCACTAAAAACGACTTCGGTATCACCGTTGCCAACGACAGTACATCCTCCACCATCACTAACGGTTTTGGCACATCCGGTACAACTATTGCGATTGACACTGGCACGGCAGGTGGCAGCACCACAACTTTGACTGTTTTTTGTTCGAGTGGAGAAACCGGCAGCTATTCCGTATTTCAAAACGGCGTCAATATTGGTGGTGTAAGCGAGGGTCAAACATCAAATATCACCGTGAATAACGGGCAAAATGTAACAATCCAACAATCTCAAGGTGACCCGCTGGGCGGTAGTGCTAGTTACACTCGTCTTACCCGCGTTTATGATGTGACTTTTGCAAACAATAATAGCACTGGTGATACTTACACCCTTGCCTCTAGCTCTACGGGACACAGCACTAAGTCCGTATACGCCGCCGGAGACAGTCAACAGGTCAAGAACAACAGCAGTTCCAACTCGTGGACAATCGCCTACGACAACGTGACGGGCAGCGGCAGTGGTACTGCTGGAGATGTAGGGGTGACTGTTGCGAGTGGTAGTGGCATTGCTGCTACCTTAGTTCACAACGGAGGAAGCGGCACTTCGCAGGTCACTGCGCCATCAGGTGTTCACTCATATGTAAGTGTTAGTAATACTGCAACCAATCAAGACCCCGGCGAAAATCAGAATGTTACGTCTAGAGTCTTTAGAAATGGAGTGCAAGTTGCGTCCGCGTTTAGCACTGAAGGAGGAGTTGCCGCAACTTATACAGGCACAATAGTAGCTGGAGATGTTTTTACAGGTACTGGTGCAAGTAGTGGCGGGGTAAATATTATCACACTCAGTTACAAAAACCCCGACAAAGTTATTACATATCAAAACAACGGTTCCTCTAGCCTTACACTGGGGTCGAGTTCAACTGGGGGAGCAAGAACCATAGCTGCAAGTGCTAGTGCCACTGTTCAACCGGGCGGGTCTACTAACAACGAAAGCTGGGCTGTACACTTCGACACCGGCAGCGGCGACTGTAACGTCGGCATACCCACCACCATAGGCGCAGGCAACCCCGTCAACCTTGACCTGTTTAACACCGTTACAACTCCGGTAGGCTGACTTGATGAAGCTAGAACAGACAATGGAACCTGTGCTTAAAACGCAGATGGAGCTAGAGGCGCATGAGAAAGAGTGTGCCATCCGGTACGCCAACGTGCAAGAGAAACTAGAGTCACTTGACAAACGTATGTGGCGCTTAGAAGCGATGATCATGGGGAGTACGATTTTAGTCGTAGCTATGGTCGTCTCCGTATTTATGGGATTTAGATGAGATGTCAGAACCTGTAGAAAAAATAGACACCGACGCTAAACTAGCTGCACAGGTAGGAGAACAAGCTGCCGGAATGCAAACGGGCGTTCCTAAAGTTGAAGTCGTTCGACCGACAGTAACATCTGACACAATACAGCAGACTACAGGCACGAAGCTCGGCACTGCCCCCCAAGCAGAGACGGCTCAAGCCTCGTTGACCGGCATCGACGTAACCACCCCTACAGCACCTGCTGCAGATGTCGGACAAATATCAGCGACGGAACGTATCGCGCCTAACATCGGAGCGATGGAAGCTGCACAGATAGAGTCTGCGCCGCAAATTGATTTGTCACAAATTCAGGGCACGGTTTCTGAAGGTGCCCAAGCACAGGCTGTCACTGAAGAACTCGATCAGCGAGGTACTGTTCAGTATCAATTAGGACAACTGATGTCCAGTATTGAAGAAGGACAGCCCCTACCTCCGTGGGCCGCACCGAACGCACGAAAGATTGCTGGTGTTATGCAGGCTCGTGGTTTAGGTGCATCGTCTATGGCTGGTGCTGCTATAACACAGGCCGTCATGGAGTCGGGCATACCTATTGCAGCGGCAGATGCGAAGACTTACGCAACCATTCAGCTAAAAAACTTAGACAATCGTCAGAAAACCGCCCTTCAAAACGCAGCAATTTTTGCAGCGATGGATCGTGCCAATCTCTCTGCGCGTTTGAAGGGTGCGGTTACGAACGCACAGCTTCTTCTCGCTACGGAAACTAAAAACCTCGATGCACAACAGCAGTCAGCAGTTTTATCATACAACGCCCTGACGCAAGCTCTATTTAAAGATGCGGCAGAAGAAAACGCCCGTCGTCAGTTCAACGCCAAGAACGAGTTGCAAGTCGAAGAATTCTTTGCAGAACTAGAGTCACAAGTTGAGACAGCAAATGCTAACCGCAGAGCCGCTGTCGAACAGTTCAACGCTGGTGAAGTAAACGCACAAAATCAATTTAATGTTGCGATGCGTGATAACCGTGAAAAGTTCAATGCGAACATGCAGTACGCAGTGGATCAGTCGAATGTTCAATGGCGCAGACAGGTCAACACTGCTGACGTTGCTTTGCAAAATGAAACTAATCGTATAAACACACAAAACGCTTACAACGCAACGCAGAATGCTCTCAACAATCTGTGGCAACGATATCGAGACGAAGCTGCGTGGGCGCTACAAAAAACAGAATCGTTCTTACAACGTCAACATGAGGTTGGTATCATGGCTATGGAATTTGCGAATAGCGAGTCCCTATATAACAAACAACAAAAAGACAACTTAGCTGCAGGTATCGGAAACTGGCTTGCGCTGTGGTATGCAAATAGGGGGACTGCTTGATGATTGGAGGTAACGCTAAATTTGCGCTTGTAGCCGCTATGGTACCTATGGTTGGGGACTTACTTTCAGGAGGTGCCTCTCAAACAAAAGCGGGGAAGGGCGGCACAGGAAAAGACCTTGCAAATGCGCTACTTACAAGCACGGGGTTTTTAGACGCGAAGGGAGACGCTACGGGTAGTGTGTTCTCTCAAGCTCCAGAAGCGCGACCTCGCACTGCGGCAGAACTCGCTGCGGGTTCGCGAAAAGCTAGTCAGGTACAGTTAAGTCCTCAATCACAGTTAGTTATGAACAACGAAAAATTAGCTGTAAGAATACCCGACTTCCTACAGAATAGCACAAATCCTCAAATGGCAGATTTCAGAGCTAAACACATGCCTTTGACTGTACGGCAAGGTCGCAAGACTCTTGTCACTCCTCAACCTAAAGATATTAAGGTATAAGCATGGAAGAAGAAGTTCGTCCTCAAGGCGGAACTATCGAAGCGAAAGATTCTTTTGCTATGGCTCCTCCGGGCCACAGCCTGACAATCGACAACGAGCGTTGGCCGTGGGGTCAGCCACAGGAGCGAGTCGATCCACAAACCGTACTCGACAAAGCAGTCGACTCTCTCGATGTGCCTGCGGTGCGCGAAGAGATGATGAAGTTGCTTATGGTCGGAGCGTCAGTCGAGGCACTTGTCGAAGGGTACATATTTCAAGCATTCCAAGAGGGTGGGTTCTCTCCGGATATAGGTCTGATTATTAAGGGACCACTCGCTATGTACATCGCTTCTGTCGCGGAAGAAGAAAACATACCTTACCGCTTGTTTGAAAATGAAGACGCTCTTACGAAAGATGAGATGGATGATCAGACGTTCTTTGCAATGATGCGAGAAAACAATCCGGCTATGTTCGCGTATGTTAGCGAAACAATCAACGAAGGTATCCGGCGTGGGCAGATGCCGCAACCTCGCGAAGAAGAAAACTTTATGACTATGGAAAAGAAGGAATCGTAAACGATGGGTATCGGCTACGCACTCGCATCAGGACTCGTAAGAGGTTTCACAGAAAACATCGGACGCGAAATGGAACGTCGTCAAGGCGAAAAGGATCGCATAGCTGCGATTCAAAATGCCATTTTTACTGCGGGTCTTGGTGACGATTTCAACAATAAAAACGTAGACGTGATACAGAACATGGTCACTAACGCTCAAAAGCGTATGGATGAACAGGGCGGCATAGACATATTCGGCACGCGTGGGAAGGATGCGTTTACCAGCGAAGAAATGATGTCTGTGATGGGGCAGCTTAAATCGACTGCTAAGGACGACGATGAAGATGATTTCACAAAGTCTGTTATAGAATTTAAAGATGTAAAATACGAATTTCCTATAGATGTATATGGAGATTTAACAGTCAACGACGCTATAAGCGCCGCAGCACAGTTAAATTTTGCAATTACGTCAGATAGAGATAAGTGGAGAAAAGCTCCGGCAGAAATTCACAACGCATTTTACACTCGTATGAGCGCTTTG